CGATAGCAAGGTAGCCCAGGTTTCTATGGTAACTGAGTCAGGGTATGGAGAATACAAGAAGGCTGACTGGCATAACGTAGTATTCTTTGGCAAGTCTGCTGAGGTAGTAGATAACTACGTAACCAAAGGAACAAACCTTTATGTAGAAGGATCAATTGATTATAGAAAGTATACTGATAAGAGTGGTGTAGAAAAATATACAACCGACATTAAAGGGTATATCTTACAGATGATCAACAGCCCTGACGCATACAAAGAAGTAGAATCATCAGCGCCAGAAGGGAAGAGAGAGGTATCCGGCAGCGCTAAAGCCGAGATGGCATCAATCGCTAAGGAAGTTTCTGCTGATGACATACCGTTCTAAAGGCGAGCCAAGAGATGAGATCATATACTTTCTTGCTAGAGATATATACTCTAACAAAAAGAAACCATCTGTTAAGTTCAGCTCTTGGGAAGAATGCTTTAAACATCATGCAGGCTGTACCATATACGAGTACATAGAGTACGCTAAAGAAAATAACCTAAAGAAAAGGTATATAGATGCAAGACAAAATAGAAGTTGAACTAATGGATTGCGCTTACTCAGAACCAAAGAGAGGTACTGAGTTCTCAGTTGGGTATGATATATACTCGGCAGAAGATGAGGTTATCAGACCACTGGATAGAAAACTTATCCGAACAGGTATTAAGTTAAGCATGCCAGTTGGTATTGAGGCCCAGGTTAGAAGTAGAAGTGGATTAGCTGCCAAGCATGGAGTCTTTGTTCTTAATTCCCCGGGAACAATAGACCCTGATTACAAAGGAGAAGTAAAAGTATTATTGTTTAACTCTGGCATTATGCCTTTTGATATTCAGAGAGGGGATAGGATTGCTCAACTAGTATTCCATAGTTATCTATCCCCTGTTCTTAGCGCAAACGCTGCAGTTAATTACACAAGAGGGGAAGGAGGATTTGGAAGCACGGGAACTAACAACTTAGATATGGAAAAACTATATGAACTTTAAGACTCAACTTGGTGAAGATATATTTAAAAATAAATATGCATCTACCGAGTATGAAACATGGAGTGATAAAGCTCACGCTGTAGTTAACAGCGTATGCGGTGACTTTAATGGAACAAAGAATAATCTTATGGAGAAGACTGATAGAGATCAGTTAGCTCAGTACATTGCAGACTTTAAGTTTGTTCCAGGTGGTCGCTATCTATGGTACGCAGGGAGAGATGCTAGGTTTTATAACAACTGCTACCTTCTAAGACTTGAGGAGGATTCAAGAGAAGAATGGGCTGGAGTTACACAACGGGCAATGTCATGTCTTATGACAGGAGGAGGGATAGGTGTAGATATATCCAGAGCAAGACCATCTGGCCGGAGATTAAAAAGAACAGGTGGTGTAGCTTCTGGCCCTATTCCTCTACTATACACTTTAAACGAGGTTGGTAGGAATGTAATGCAGGGAGGTAGCCGCAGGTCTGCGCTGTATGGAAGCATGAACTGGCAGCATGAGGACGCACCAGCCCTGCTTAAAGCAAAGAACTGGCACGACCTTGGAGTTGGAGATACCAATATTGCTGAACTAAAAAAGGCAGACTTTAACTTTCCTGCCCCATTAGATATGATGAACGTATCTCTTAACTATGATGACGCATGGCTAAAGGATCAGATGAATCCTGTATTTGTAGAGAATGTAAAGCAAGCCATGATGACTGGAGAACCTGGGTTCTCATTTAACTTTGGAGATAAACAAAATGAAACACTTAGGAATGCTTGTACAGAAATTACAAGTGAAGATGACAGTGATGTCTGTAACCTTGGCTCTGTTAATCTGGCTAACATTGAAACAATCGAAGAGTTTAGCGATGTGGTTAACCTCGCAAGTAAGTTCTTGGTATGCGGGCTTATCAGGGCTCAAGTACCGTTTGAAAAAATAGCCAAGGTCCGTAGACAGAACAGTCGTATCGGCCTTGGTCTTATGGGAATGCATGAGTGGTTGCTTAAACGTGACTCACGATATGAAATGACTGACGAACTTAAACAATGGATGAAAGTTTATGAACGAGAAAGCAAACGATCCGCTGACCAACATTGCGACAGACTTTTTCTCAAACGTCCTAAAGGCTACAGAGCAATCGCTCCGACAGGGACTATTAGCATCCTCGCCGGAACGACCTCTGGCGTGGAACCAATCTACGCCGTGGCATACCGCAGACGCTACCTTACAGATGGAACAAGATGGAAGCATCAATTTGTCGTTGACGGTACGGCCCAAGCGCTGATAGATGGAGGGATTAGTCCTGATAAAATAGAATCTGCTGTTGACTTAGCATCTGATCCAGAACGTAGAATTAAATTCCAATATGAGCTACAAAAATATGTGGATCACGCTATTAGCAGCACCATTAATTTACCATCATGGGGTAGCGAACTGAATGGTGAACACACCGTTAACAAATACGCAACCACTATAGCTAAGTATGCTAGTGGGCTACGGGGTTTAACTGTGTACCCTGATGGAGCAAGAGGAGGGCAGCCTATTACTTCAGTACCGTATGAGGAAGCCCATGCTAAACGTGGTGTTATCTATGAAGATAACAGTGAAGAACAATGCTTAAGCGGAGTGTGTGGAATATGAAGGGAAAGAGAAATCTATTGGTTATACCTGATTGTCATGCTGCACCTGAGTATGATAACGATAGGTTCACCGCTCTTGGAAATTTTATAGTAGACGAGCAGCCTAATATCATTGTATGCTTGGGAGACTTTGGTGATATGCCAAGCCTCTCATCATATGATAAAGGAACCAAAGGCTTTGAGGGTAGGAGATATAATAAGGATGTAGGTTCTATACTTGATGCGCAAGATAAACTATTTGCACCTATAAAGAAGTTCAATGATAAGAAAAGAAAGAACAAGGAGAAACAATACAAACCAAAACTACATATGTGCTTAGGCAATCATGAAGACAGGATAGACAGGGCTGTTAATTCAGCACCAGAACTAGACGGAGCCATCTCCATGAAGGACCTGAACTATGAAAAGTATGGATGGAAGATCACCCCATTCAAGGGATGCCTATCCCTGGAGGGAATAAACTTCTCACATTACTTTACATCAGGAGTAGCAGGCAGGCCTATTAGTTCAGCGCACATAGGACATCAACTAGTTTCTAAACTGCACTGCTCAGCGGTGCAAGGACATTCTCACTTGTATAATCACGCAGAACAAACACGACCAGATGGTCAAAAGATATTCGGTCTAAGTGCTGGGTGCTTTTCTCACCCACACTACTCGGAGAGTTGGTGTAGAGATACTGAATACAACTGGTGGAGGGGGGTTGTTACTTTAAACGGACTAGATGGAGAGGGATATTACGATGACATTCACGCTGTAACTCAGCGCAAACTACTGAGGGATTACACATGAAGCCATGTCCTTTTTGTGGATCAAAACCATCAATAGGAAAGTTCTTACTTGGATGCGCAAAGTGTTCCATGTTCTTTAGCTTTCATCCCAAGGTAGAAGCACAAAAAGAATCCGCCGTTAAGAAGTGGAATAACAGATGTTAAAAGATACTATATACTTAATACTATGGTACGCAAGTTATATATTCTTCTCATCATGTCTTGTTATGTTGTTTATTTGATTTCTTTAAAAGCCCCCCTTTAGTTAGGGGGGTTATTTTTTTAACACATCCCGCCGGTATCACAGTAAAACTAAACCAATCTCCCTTCTCATCCTTTGTTGTTGCTATACGAACCTCTTCATCATCATGATTAATAAGGTATCCGTATGACCAGAACACTGGCATCTTAGTTTCCTCTGACTTTTCCCACCCAGCTGTAGAAATAATATCCAACCACTCTACCTCTACATATTTATAAGACATCCTTTACTTTTCCATAGGCATCTTCAAGTTCTTGTAGCTCTGTCTCAATTCTAAGAGCGTTGGCAGTATACTCAGATACCAACCTATCTCTTTGCTTTTTATTTAAGTTAGGGTTTCTTAAAAACTTCTTAAGTCTTTTAAAAGTTTTTGGAATCTCTAAAGCTTTAAAGTAAATTTTTCTTGCAGCGGTGTCGTCACTAAGTTTAGAAAATCCAACGCCAAACCAAGATAGAATTGCTTCAGGGATAGTATACTTAGGCAATCCATCTTGATCTACATTTCCATCAATATAGCCCATAGCCATACCTGTTTTTATTAATTGCCCACCATTACCTATTACATCCCCAGATTTATTTCTAGGCATAAGCATTGGAGGCACCATATAGGATGCTAAGTAACCTAACATATCTTGGTACTTTTGCATAGGCGGATCAAACTCATTGAATATAGGTTGTTTAGTAAATGGATCTATGTTCTGCATACCTGATACTAAACCTTGCACTGGACCGCCAAGCAAGCCAGTAGTTTTAAATGCTTCACCTAACTCACCCTCACCAAGATTCTTTGCTATTGAATAGTATGCTCCCCAAGGCAGGAAGTAACTCATATCAAATGCAACCCACTTACCGTTTTGATCCTTGTAAGGA